TAACAGTGTCTATGCTGATGCTGCTAACTTGATTGAAAGCAACCGTCGCATGATCCAAGAGGAAGTCTTCGGTTATATTCTAGAGAAGTATCCTAGACTCCAGAACATTCCTTATGTTAACCCTGGTCTAAATCCTGCTGGCAACCGTTACTTCGACGCACGCAATCTAATCATTGCTAACCGTCAAGAGATTGTTGACACAGCATTTGATGACATGATTAGAACCTTTGGTTCTGGTGTCATCCAAGGTATTGGTGATGGTAAGTGTAAGCGTGACATCGGTTTGATTGTTGATGCTGTTGCAGAAGACCTTAAGGATGGTGGTAATGCTAACGTTATTGCTGCAACCAGAACATACTTTGATGGTGATGGCAACCCACTAGCTAATGGTCTAGTAGGTGAAGAAACATATGCAACCTATGCATTCCGTAGAGCAAGAGATCTATGTAAGCAAGCGATTGCTAACCTCTTAACTGTTAAGGCAGACCTATATGATCCTGATCCTAACAGCAACCTTGCTCCTTATGGTATCAACATCGGCAAGACAGGTTCTCAGGCAGAACTAGATGGTGATACAACTAACGGTGTAACGATTGACCTTGCACTCAAGGCAGATCCTGCATCCCGTTATAAGGACGCACGTAACAGAATTGTCGCCAATAGAGAGTTCATCCTCGACGCAGCACTTGCTGAGGTAAGTGTATATCATCCTGACTTCTACATTCCTGGTGACACCCAAACTAACTCTCAGTCTAGACTTGCTGACGCATTCAGAATGATTCGTCGCAACTCTTCTGAGATTAGAGATAAAGCACTTGCATCTATTGCAGTTGCTCATCCTAACTTCTATATTGATGGTGATAATCAAACTGATGAAGGTTCCAGATATGCATCTGCATATCGTTTGATTGCAAACAACAGAGATCACATTGTTGATACTGCACTAGCAGAAATCACTGTAGGACATCCTGACTTCTTTATTCCTGGAGACCAGCAGACTGATGCTCGCTCTAGATATGCTGATGGTTATCGTTTGATCCAACAGAACAAAACTGAGATTGTCAACACTGCATGGACAAATACATTAGGACAGTATGCAGGCGCTGCAGCTACTGAAGTTAAGTGTAAGCGTGACATGGGCATCTTCGTTGATGCTGTATCTCTTGACCTCTTCGTTGGTGGTAACAAGTATTCTCGTAAGTTCATTCAAGAATACTTTAATGCTGCTGGTAATGCTTGGATCTCTGGTGGTCTACAAGGTGAAGAGACTGAAAGTATCTACGCATTCAACCAAGCAAGAGATTTGATGCGTGCTGCTGTAGCTAACCAGTTGAGCATTCAAGACCTTACAGTCACTGAGGGTCCTGCACAATACAATGGTGGCGGTGGTAACATCTCCAGAACTAACTCTGGTGCTTGTGATGATGTACAGTCTGCAATCACAACTCTAGTTGATATTGTTACCACACAGATTGCTGCTGGTAACCTATCTGCTCTACCTGCAGAAACACCTTACATTGCTGGTCCTGGTGAGGACAAGTGCCGTAGAGATATCGGTATCTTCGTTGACTCCCTAGCACTTGACTTGTTCTGCAAGGGTAATGTTTACACATACAGATTCGCTGCTGAATACTTCGAGAATGCATCTACACCTATCGCTAACGGTGTTGTAGGTGAAGAAGCTCCAACGATCACTACTCTGAACAAAGCAGCAGAGATGATCAAGAAAGCGATCACTAACCAACTCTATGAGAAGGATCTATTCAGAACTGCTGACAACGCACCTGGATCTGCATATGGTCAGGTATCTAAGGATTACACACCACATGGTGCAACTTATGATGCAGCAACTGGTGAGATGGTTCTTAGCATCGCTAACCATGGTCTAAGCAATGGTGATCGTGTCAAGATTGCAGATAATGCATTGACATTCACATGCACGATGGATAGCAATGCAACCAACCACACATATCCACGTAACACAGACCCTGCATCTGGACAGTATCTTGAGATCACTGCATCTACAACAGATACTATCACAGTTAATGTTGGTGCTTCTCCTGCTGGTCAACAGTATGCACACACATTTGTAAGTGCTGCAACTAACGCTGTTAACTTTGCTGGTAACACTGCTAACCAACTAATTGATGCTCAGACTGCTCTATGTTCTGATGTTCAGTCTGCTGTTGATACTCTTACTGGTATTGCTACAACAATCATCGCTGCTGGTAACCTTAGCTCTATGCCTACTGAGGTCAACTATGGCACTGGTAGAGGTCCTGGTGAAATCAAGTGTGCTCGTGACCTTGGTTACTTCATCGATGCTATCTCTGTTGACATGTTCTGTGAAGGTAACAAGCACACAAGAACATATACAGAACAATACTTTACTAATGCTACCACACCTCTAAGCAATGGTCTTGTAGGTGAGGAAGCAGAAAGTGTAACTGCATATAATACCGCCATCAACGAAATGAAGAGGGCGATTACTAACCAGTTATACTATAAGGATCTTACTGTAACTGAAGGTGAGAGTCAGTGGGGAGATGGCAACGGAACTGTTGCAAGAAATTCTTCTACTGCATGTGCTGACGTTCAGAACGCACTAACCACACTAGGAACTATTGTTACTGATGCAATCACTTCTGGTAACATTACTGGTGGTATTTGGAATCAACCTGCTAACGAAGGTACATTCATCACTGGCGAAGCTAAGTGTCGTAGAGACCTTGGTATTGTTGTTGATGCTGTTGCACAGGATCTCTGGTTCGGTGGTAACGAGTTTACTATCGCTGCAACTAAGGAATACTTTAACAACAACCAGTTGATCGGTAACGGTGTAGACAACGAAGTTGGTCCTTCCATCACTGCATTCAAGCGTGCTGAAGATCTAATGCAGCGTGCATTGAACAATGTTTACTATGATCGTGACCTTAATATCACACTAGATCAGACAGGTGATCCACCAATTGTAGGTGATATCGAGTGTGATGCACATGATATGGTCATGGCAAACCTTGACTTCATTGCAGAAGAAGCATATCTTCGTATGCTTGCTGCATATCCTTCTTACACACCACAGGCAGATAATACTGCACAAGATTGTAAGGATGACGTTGTTAGCGTCCTTAAGGAAGTCATGTGGGACGTTAAGTTTGGTGGTAACTACAAGACTTACGATGCTGCTAAGATCTATGTCACCAACTATGATTACAGAGATGGTACTACTGTAGAGACATTCATCGATGCTGAGCGTGACGAAGCTGCCAAGGTAATGCTTGAGGCGAAGAACATCGCAATGCAGGTTATCAAGAACGAGACAGTATCTGTCAGTGCTGGTAACACTCTAACTCAGAAGATTGATACAACTATTGTTGATGACTGGGATGCAGATGAACTACTACCACGTTGTGGTTCTGCTGTAAATGCTGTTGATACTTTGATGGGTATCGTTATCCAGGCAATCGGTAATGATGGTGGTGTAGGTAACCTCAACGGTGTAACCAGAACTACTCCTGACGGTCCTGATCCTGCATGGAACAAGGCACTCAATATCACCAGCACTACTGCTACATCTATCACACTCAACGTTGGTGCATCTGCATCACAGGATCAATACCCACATACATTCATCGCTGCAACTGCTGGCGCTGTAGTATCTGGCGGTAACTATCCTCACACCTTCGTAAGTGCTGCTACTGGTGCAGTTAATGTTGTTAACGGTTCTCAGATTACTCCAATCAATGCAACATACAATGCTACATCTGGAGATCTAACTCTATTCTTCGGATCTGCACACGGTGTAACCACAAGTGATCAGCTATCTCTAGATGATAACTCACTCACATTCACTTGTGAAATGGGTAGAGATGCAGTCACTAAGACTTATCCTCGTGCTGGATCTGATCCTGTTGCTGGTCAGAATGTTAACCCAACTTCTGTTACTGCAACTTCTATCACAATCAATGTTGGTGCATCTCCTCTAGTAGAGTGGAATGTATCTAACGCAGTATATGATCCTGCTACTGGTTCTATTGCTCTAACGATTGGTAACCACAGTCTACCAGTCGGAACCAGCGTTAAACTTAAGGATGAATCTCTCATCTTCAAGTGTACTAAGGATCAGAACGTAACTACACATGCATATCCTAGATCTGCTGGTAAGTACAGACCTGCTGCATATGCTGATGGTAACTGCTCTGACGTTCTAGCTACTGTCAACGCATTGATTGACATCACATGTAACTCTCTCAATGATGGCAACCTCAACAACCTACCACCTCTAAACAACGGTGAGTGGGATTGTGCTAACGTCCGTAGTTCTATCGAAGTTCTCTTTGATATTCTACAGGATGCAATTGTTGGTGGCACACTTGCTGGTCTACCTCCTCTTAACAAAGGTGACTTCACAATTAACAACGAAGCATCTAAGTGCTTCCGTGACGTTACTTACATCGTTGATGCTATTGTTAATGACCTTAGACTTGGTGGTAACCAGAACAGCGTTCAGGCAGGTGAAGCATATTATGTTGGTAACAACCTAGAGTACATTGACGGTGAAAAGACCGAGACTCTAGATGCATGGAACTATGTCGGACAAATGGCAACTGCTGCCATGAGAAACTTCGACGTTCTCGCATACAACTGTTCTACAACTGCTGGTTCTGCAATCGTTGATGTTAACGATACTCGTGGCATCATCATTGGTATGAGTGTCAAGGAATATGATGACACTGATCCAGTCAATCCTGCATATGTTAACGGACTGCTACAGTCTGGTGCAACTCAGTTGGTATCTAACATCCCTGCTGGTACATACGTCAAGCGTATTGTCAGCAACACCCAGATTGAACTTGGTGTCAATGGTTCTAGACTAACTGAGGGTAACACTGTTAATGCTCTACAGACTAGCACAACCACTGAACTATACTTTGTATATGAGCAGGGTATCTGGGCAGATACACTACCTACAACTAAGATTGTTGGTCCTGAAGGAACTGGTGAAGAAGTCATCCAAGACACCACAGTTTCTCCAACAAATAGAGAGTGTTCTGGTACTGCTGACGCAATTGAAACTCTTGTTGGTAACATCACTACTATTATTAATAGTGGTCTTGGAACTGTAACTCTACAAGAGGCAACAGTTAACACTGCACTCCTAGCATCTAGAGCTACAGTATTCACAATTGACGTTACTGGTGCTGGTCCTTCTAACCCACATGACTTTGAAACTGGTACACCAGTCAGACTGGTTCCACGTCCTCGCTTTGATCAGGCAACTGGTAAGTATGTTGATGTTGATAAGCGTCTTGTTAGACTACCTAACGGTTTCGAGACTAACAGAACATACTATGTCATTGCTCCTGGTAGAGTAACACAACCTGAGAACTACGGTGGTACATCGTTCTTCAACGGTAGTGATCAAACCAGATTGATGCTTGCAACTTCCAAAGAGAATGCTGCAGCAGGTATCTATATCTACGCATCTGAGACAGAATCTATTGATAAGGATGTAGAGATCGATCTCTATCAGTTCATCTTAGATGATAAGTATGATCTCCACAACTATGATGCAAGTCTTACTAATACAGTTAATGCTGGTATTCAAACTGATGTATCTCACATCTTTGACGTTCCTAATGCAGGCACTACACCTCAGAAGGCATTCATCAGAGCTGTTGAAGGTGGAGTTCTACCTCTAGTTTCTACAACATATGCAAGTGATCCTCAGGTCGCAGTAACTGACCCACAAAACTCTGCTATCGGTAGAATTAATCCACTGGTTGAGTTCTTTACTCGTTATCAAAACAGCAAAGTAATTACTCTACACAAAACACATGCTGATGCAATCAACAATGTAAATCCAATTACATTTGCATCTGGTCAGGCAGGAGTGAAATTTAAAGTTTATGCTAACAAGCGTCGTTCGCCAATGCGCTTTGATCCAGCATTTACTGACGCTACTACTGATAGTGGTAAGTGGTACATTCAGTGTAAGGATGAAGTTACTGGACAACCAGATAACGTCAAGAAGAATAACATCTTCTGGAGAATCAATGAGTCTGATTACTCTGATAGACAAAGATCCACTGATATGTGGTATGAGCGTCTAGAAGATAACCGTGATAAGGATGAAAGAACATACAAGATTCGTATGGTCATTCCTAAGTATCTTGAGAACGCAAGAGATCCTATCAACGGTTTCGTTCTTAAGACTAGAACTGACGATACTCGTAAGTTAGTACCACAGAAGGTTCTACTAAAACCAGTTGTTGGTAGTGTATATGGTGCTAGATTCCAGAACCCAGTTGATGCTAGTGAATTCATTGGTGATACAACTGGATCTTATGATCCATTCAGAAAAGATCAAACGGGTGCTGGTATTGAATACAGAGCATTCGCAAGATTTGCTTCTGGTATTCAAGCAACAATCCAGTCTGGACGTAGAGTTAAGGATGTTTTAGATGATAGCATCGAATATCTAGAATTGTCTCTATATGACCATGCTGTTGACACTAGAAACTTCCCTGGTCTAAGAAACGAGACATTTACTACAGTCAAGATTACTGCACCTCAAGGCGGTAACTTCGTAGTCAGCAAAGTTGATAATCAGGCAGCAGATCCTAACGCTGTTAGCTTCGCTGGTAATTCTTCTGGTCTTGCTAACATCCATGCATATTACACCGTAAATGGTGATCATTATCTTATCATCAAGAATATCCGTGGTGGTACTCTTGAGTATAGTGAGTATGCTAACACAAGATTCACTCAAGGCACTGTCTTTGCTGATATGCTTGAGGATCAGGACATGGGCAAATCCCTACCTCTGAAGACTCAAATCGCAAAAAATAATCCCCAGTTTTTCTACAAGCAAAACGGCGCTAACGTTTATACTATCACCCCTGGTGATCGTATTCAAGACGACGCTGGTGTTGAATACTATGTTGACAGTGTTGAGGACGCAGGAGTCATCGAAGATACATTCTACATCTTCGGATATGAAACTCTACAGAAGAGAATTGCTGGTCAGCAAGATGGTATCTACTATCTAACTGCTCTCCGTGGTAACGTTTCGCCATTCCCAACTGGTGCTGGTGTAACTAACAACTTTAAGAAGTTTAAGTTCTCTCAACCAGTCAGCAAGCTATATCCTCTGAACTATAGAAATGATCCTCTCTGGTTCAAGAACTCTGGTACATCTCAGGCAGAGAAAGATTACTATAATGCATTAATCGATCCTCCACAGGCATTCTCTGCTGCTGACAACTATGTACATGGTCTTGTCACAGTTAACGACTTCAAGGGATCAACAACCAGAGAAATGGTTGCAGACCTAACACAGCAACCTGCATTTGCTCTTAATGAGTATAATATTCAAGCACAAGCAGGTAATGCAACATCTGGATCTGAGATAAGAAAGATTCCTATTGGTGGTCAACAAGTTGGTGTATCTTACACAGATAAGCGTTACTATGTTGAACTTAGAAGACCATCTATCGCTCGTGCTGGTAACCACACGTTTGAATACCTTGGTTTCGGTCCTGGTAACTACTCCACTGGTCTCCCAGCACGTCAGGAAGTCGTCCTAACACCTGAAGAGGACTTCTACGCACAAAGTAAGAAACAAGACGCTGGTATCGTCTTCTACACTGGTATCAACTCTCAGGGTGACCTGTACATTGGTAACAGAAGAATCAATGCTATCACTGGCGAAGAGACTTTCATTGATGCTGCTACACTGGATGATGATGGAGATGAGGATGATGTACTAGACGGTCTCGTTACTACCTTCGATACACCTGTAACATTCAACCAGAATATTACAGTTGTTGGTGGTGATGGAGAGCTAGTCAACACATTTGAATCTCCAATTACTATTGCAATTCAGGATGCTGACCTAACACAGGCAAGAGATGCACTGATTATCCGTTCTAACGTATCTTCTGTCGATCCTGTAACTCAGTTGCAGCAAGACGAAGGTCTAGACAGAACTGCATTCGCTCCTCCAACTGAGGGTGATATTAGAATTAGTAAGAACAGAATCCGTTCTGCTATCTTCCAGTTCAATGCTAGAGGAAATGGTCAGGGTTATATGTTCCAGACACACACCATTGCTGGTGTGGCATCTAACATTACTCCTAACCAGTCTCCACTAATTGCTAACGGTGGTTCTAGAATTGATGCATCTCAATTTGTTACTTATGGTGGTGTTCTCGCTGCTCCTGGTGATGTCCTATTCAAGGGATCTGAAGTTGGTAAGAATGGATCTATTGCATGGGTTCTTTCTAACTACTTCGCACAGATTGCAAATAACCAGATTGATAACATCGAATTTGATGGTACTAATGTTGTTAAGATCTCCTTCAGAGACTTCAACAGTGGTGTTGCTCTTTCTAACACTGATATTGGAATCACTTCTGGTTCTCAGATTAGAATCAAGAACTTCTATTATGATCCTAGACTGAACCTAACTTGGACAGTATATGCTGCTAAACCAGGAGATCCATTCTCTCCAACCAACAACTACTGTCACTTCCAAGTTATTGATCAAATTCCTCAGGCAACTGAACCTTGGGAGAATATTATTGCTGGAACTGCACAGGGTGCAGATGAACCAACTGTTGAGTTCTCTAATGCTAACTTCAAGGAAGTTGGTGTTCTAGGTGCTGAGGCATTAAGAACTGAGACTGAGACAATTGGTGAGTACAAGCTAGGCATCAACACTGTTGCTCGTGCTCCACATAGTGCATACACCAATGCATGGGTAAATGCTCCAACAACTGATCCTCGTGCAAACCTTGACGTTGTTGGTAATGCATTCATTAGCGGTAGAGTTACAGGTGACTTCCTAGATCATACTAACTTCGCTGATCGTGATAAGACTGCTGTAGACAATGCTCTACTAATTGGTGGTGACAGTGCTGCTCCTAATGATGAAGCAGTCCTAAGAGTTGCTACTACAAACAACGGTCGTGTTGGTATCAATGTTGATAACTCTCAACTTGATAGAGCACTGGTTGTTGACGGTCTATCTAGATTTACTGATGATGCTCGCTTCGAGCATGACATCGAAGTCAATGGTGATGATGGCACAACTGCTGAGATCAGAACTTCTCAGACAACTGGTACATTCAACTTAATCACGGATGATACATTTACTGGCACAGTTAATCTTGCTAATAAGGTAGAGAATATCATTATCGGTAACACTACCGAAGAAGATCAGTTCGTCAGAATTGGTTCTGCATCTCTACACAGTAACATCTTCTTAGGTGCAACTCCAGATGATCGTCCTTCTGATAATGCTCTAACTATTAGTAAGGTTGAGATTGGTGGTGCATATAACAGCAACGAATCTCTCTCCTTCACTAGAATCAAAACCAAGTCCTTCAAGGTCGATGGTGACTTCCAGTTAGGTGCAAGAAGAGGAATCAATGATACTGTAAGACTATCTACTACCGCTGGTAAGGTTAGCTTCTTCTCTGATTCTGGTTCTGCTTCTATTGTTGACTTCGCACTAAATGCATCTGAGATCAACATTGCTGGTCAAGGTGGTACGACTACTATCAACAACCAACTAGAGGTTATTGCTTCTGCTACATTCCAAGGCAACATCACAATGTGTGGCGGTGTTGCATCGTTCTCCTTCGTTGGTGGAAGAGGACAACTTGGATCTACTCCTTTCGCACATGATGATGGTATCCTAAGCGATACTCTCTTCAATAAGAACATTGACATCCTCAACGTATTAGTTGTAGGAACTACAGATGAAGGATACAACCAAGTTGATACTGCTGGTGCTGGTCTTTGGGGTGGTGCTGCATATCAACAAACAGTAACTAGCATTGGTGGTACACCAGTGGTTGAACCTCAGAGTCTACCATCTCTAACTGGTGATGAGTTCTATCTACCACTTAAGTTTGCACCTAACAAGCAAAATGGTGATCCATACTTTGTAGAGAATGATTATATTATCATCAATAGTGCAGTTTCTGGCAGTGGACACCCTGAAATTGTTCAGGTTCTAGAACTAACCAGAACATCTGTTGCTCCTTACTACCTCAAGGTTAAGCGTCAACCACTTGGTACATATACAGCAATCCTTGCAAATCATCCTGATACAACACCTATCTACAAGGTTAATGTACAGTTTGATGCTACATGGACTGAGCAAGCACTAGATGCTACTGGTCCAGAAGATAATGTATATCTCTCTGAGTTTGGTGGTGTTCTAACGAATAATGATTATGTAATTATCGATCGTGAAGATACTACCAATGACGGCATCTTCAATCAGGGTGAAGTTATTAAAGTTATCACTCCTCTAGTAGCTGAACAACAGAAGTTTAGAATCTCTAGCGATTGTACAAATGGAACTGATAGCGATGTATTCGTTGTTAACTCTGTAACTGGTGATACCACTATTCTTGGTGATACTATTATCAACAATAGTCTAACAATCAAAGGTGGTTGTGGTACAATCTCCACGATTGGTTTCAGTGGATCTTGCACATCAGGTTCTACGGTCATCACTAATGTCTCTGTAACGGAACCTGGAAAGACACTTTCTGACATTAAAGTTGGTGATTACATTCGTAACATCACTAATGAGTCTCCAATTGAATTTGATCTAGACACATTTATTGTTTCTATTGATGTTGCTGGTAATAAAATTACCCTGAATCAAGGAACTCTTGGTTCTTCTACTGCTACTGTAAACCTACAAGCAAGAAGAAATGAGAAGTTTACATTAACAAATGGCAATAAAGTACCAACATATGAGGTTGATACCTGTACAGGAACAACTCACCTTGGTAATCACTTCGGTAGAATTGATGTAAAAGTTGCAACGTCTGCTTCTGGTACAACATATACTGATACTGATATCACTTCACTATATGATGCTTCTACAATCACCAAGGCATATGGTTATTGGTTCGATCCTAAGACAATCAATGCTGGTGGTCCTGATACAACTATCAGAGCTGCTGTTGCTGGTTCTAGCAACCAAATTCAAATCCCAGTTCAAGCACTTGGAGTTGGTGATGGTGCCTTTGCTGTCAATGATCTAGTATTCGTTGGAACTCCAACTGCAGCATCTACTGGTATTGGAGATTTCCAGATTGTTAAGGTTGTAGATGTTGTTGACAACGATCCTGCTAATCCAACACTCGTTATTGGTGATCCTGGAGATGGTTTAACAACTAACATTGGAACTAACGATCCTAACAATGCAATCTACACTGTTGGAAATGTTGTTAGAAGAGTGCTTAAGCACCCAGAAATGGCAAACATCATTGATGTTGAAAACAGAAGTAGAGTTAATTCTGGATCCACTTCTTCTTACGTCTCTCTAATTATTGATAGAGGATACATTGTACAACAAAAACTAGATTACACTGGTTGGTTGTGTCTTGCAAATGATGGCGAAGATTCTGTAGTCTGGGCATATGTTAATGGCAGACTTGACGGTGTAGTTCATCAAACAACGATGAATGAGCAACTCAAGGATGGTGCTCGTGAGTTCAGAAGTGGATCTCTACATCTTGCTAATAACCTGAAGATGACAGGTGGTAGCTTTGAGATCTATGACTCTGTTAATAAAACAAGACTACTTGGATTCGTTAATGATGATGGTCATGCTGATCACCAAGGTCTGTTCTTCTGGGATGCTGGTGTTGTTGCAAGAGGTGACTTCTATCTCTTCAGCGCACAAGATCCTGAGAACGTTATTCAGAACCCAGATGTTACAGTACCTTCGTTCTTCGTTGATAATGAAGGTAATGTTGGAGCAGAAAGATCTCTAACAATTACTGGTGTTGCTCAAGCAGTTCCATCAACTACGTTCAAGCAGTTTGATGTACAGAATCTAGGTCCAAATGGCACTGAAGAATTTGCTATCAAGCAAGATAGTTCTATTGATGCATTTGGATATGACAACTTCTATACATCTTCGGGTGGTAGACATACAAGATATATTTCTTCTGCATCACCAGAAGAAGATCTATCAATCAAGGCGAACATCGTTTACATGGTGAACGTTACTGCATCCACAACTCTAATTCTTACTTTACCAGATGCTCCACAAACGGGAGATGTTGTAAGAGTGACTGACGTTGGTGGTAACTTAAGTTACAATACATCTTTAGTCCTTAGAACACCAGAATCTTCTGGAACTAAGATTCAAGGAGATAATACAGGTACACTTCTAGGTGGTAGATTGACGCCATATCCTTCTGGAGAACTGGTAGTTCAAACACCAAATGCAGCGTTTGCATTAGTATACCTAGGTGCTGGTGATAGTAATGGTCAAGTAGGTATTCCAACCGCAGTCCAAGGTTGGTGGCTAACGGAGGTCTAATAAATGGCAAACTATAATAGAATTAAATCTGCCAAGGCGGTTCCGATTGGAACCATCATGCCTTGGACAGGTTCTTCTAGTCAATCAGCTGTCGTCGAAGATGGCATTCCTTTTGGATATGTTGTTTGTAGAGGACAATCATTGCGTGCCATTGATTATCCTTTGCTTGCACAATTACTAGGAAATACATATGGTCCATTCCAAGAACCTGGAGGACCAGCAGTAGGCATTCAAAATGCTTACCCTAACTATGATGAAAATGATATTTTTATTCTACCTAATCTAAACAACTGTGCCATGGTTGACATAGAAGCATCCAGGATTTCTCCTGAAGATGCTGCTGTCGTTGGTGCGTATATTACAGAGAATGGAAATGATGCTGCCCCACTAAGTTTAATTACATCATATGTTGATGTTAATTTTGCTGTAGAAGGTGATACTCAGCTATCTGGAAAGATGACTGGTATTACATTAGGAGATCCTGCATTCTTTGACACATATAGAACTATTCCTAGAAAATTAGGTGTTGATCATACCCCAGGACATACACACCCAAGACCTCCTGGTGCTAATGGTGAATCTGGTAGTTATCCATCTACAGGTCTTGCAGGTACATTCGTTGCAACATTTATGCCTGGTAATTATGATACACAGGACAATGAGTGGACAACTGCTGACCCAGTTGGTGTTGGAACTAATGAAGATACTGCTGATAGATTTGAACCAGGAGAAGTTCTTCTCACATGGTACGATGAAGTAGCAAATAGTTTGGTTACTTGTGACCAGTTTAATGATTTTACTGCTGCATCACAGGTTATTCCTCAAAATAGAAGTGCATCATCACCAAGAACTATTCCTGCTTTTGGACAGACAGAAAACTCATATGAGGATGATTACTCGTGTGTTCCAAATGAAAATGTTCCAGCATATTCTGGTCCTTTTCCTGCCCCAGGAACATATAATGGTTATGATAACTTTTATCGTTCATCAAACGTTGCTCCAGCAAGACGAGGTGGACCATATGCTACTACATTGAATCACAATGCTGATGCATGGACATCTACTGCACTTGCGTCCCACAATCACTTTACAATTGATCTTACAATGACTAAGGGACAGATGAGAATTCCTAGCACTACACTCATAAATAATATGACGACGGGAACTATTGCACCTGTTAGTGTTGACAAGGCTTTGAGTGTGCAGATTAACCCTAATACACCATCTTTAACTACTCTTGTTATAATGAGGGCATACTAATGGCAGTATTTTATAATAGGGAAAAATCAAAGGTAGGAACAACTACTGGTACGATTATCAATTGGTCAAAAGAACTTACTTCTAATGATCCTGATGACCAAAATGTGAGAGAAGTTCTTCCTGCAGGATACTTAAGATGTGATGGATCTATTTACTCCGCTGATGTTTTTCCTGAATTAGCTACTGTATTAGGAGTAGGATCACAGTCTAGATATAAAAAACCAAATGTAACTCTGTTACCAAATCAATTCCAACTTCCTGATTTTGGTTCTAAGAAACTTAGAGCTTCTAGTGGAGCAAACTTGGGTACAGAAGTTGACTTAAGAATTCAGGATGATAATGATCAAGAGATTACTAAATCTGGAGTTGGATTAGAAGTACAAAGTAATATTGGTACTACCTATGAAATTCTATATCAAGGTAATTTCTTTTTACCATCACAGGTAATTCCAATTACTGGTGAACCAGGATTCACAAGATCTACTGGTAACTATACAGAATCAATTGATGTTCTACCTAATGCTTTCTTACCACACGCTCACTTCCATGATGGAACTAGAACTAG